CCTCAAGTTTATATCACAACTATAGGAATGTATAATGATAGTAATAACCTATTAGCAGTTGCTAAATTATCAAGACCATTACTAAAAGATTTTACAAAAGAAGCTTTAGTTAGAGTAAAACTTGATTTTTAAGATGAATGAGTATTTACAAACCATTTCTAACCACAGACGTAGTAGTATCTCCGTTTAATGTAAATAAACAATTTAATTTTATTGGAGCCGCTAATCTTACCGGCTCCGGTGGAATTGATAGATATATTGGAAAAAATGTAACTGCATCTTTATGGACCTCAGGTTCATACCCTACAGGACAAATTTCTATCCAAGATCAAATTTTAGTATATAGATCTGTAAAAGAATTATATTACTCAAATTATCTTTTAGATGATGATGGTTCTCCAGCAGGAACAGCTTCATTTAATACTGATGGAACTATAACAGGTCCGGCTTATACTCCAAATTATTACAACTATCTTTCAACAACATTACCTGCCAATAGATATTTTCCTACTGGTTCAGATGATATAGTTGGTGTCATTACTATTCCTTCAAACATGTTTGGTGAATATGTTAAACCAGGAAGTTTAACTTTATCTGACGGTATATATAATTTACATGATGATGGTAATGGAAATGTAATTACAGGAAGTTTAAAAGTAGGAGATATAATCTATGAACATGGTATGATCATCCTAACAAATGATGGTATACCAGGACAAGATGGATATGGATTTGTTACTTATGAAGGAGGATCTTATGGTGTGGGGGATGTATCATTTATTAATGATTTTATTACAACACCAAATATCACCTGTTCTTTTGAAAGTACAGTTACAATATATGAAACACAATATAAATGTACTATCAGACAAAATGAATTTAATTTCTCCCAAAACCCCTCATTAATTTCAGGAAGTTCAAATAGTGGAATAATCTCTAGTTTTGCAACCGGTTCTTATTTTGATCCATATGTTACAACAGTTGGATTATATGACAATGCTTATAATTTATTAGCTGTAGCAAAACTTGCTCAACCTCTCCCTTTATCATCCGTCACAGACACAAGTATATTAATAAATTTAGATTTATAAATTCATGTCAAATTGGTTATACGAAAATAAAGAAATAAATACAATTAAAGATTTTCCTGAAGGGACATTTGGATTCATCTATAAAGTTACGTATATTCCTGAAAATATAACTTATATAGGTAAAAAGTCTTTATATCATAACACAAATAAAAAGTTAGGTAAAAAAGAATTAGAAGCTTTACCAATTACAAGAGGTAGAAAATCAACTACCAAACTAGTAACCAAAGAATCTGATTGGAAGACATATTATGGTTCAGCTAAACCTATTTTAAGTTTACTTAAAGAAAAAAAACATGATGAATTTAGTCGCGAAATTTTACAATTTGTTAGTAGTAAAAAATTACTCACTTATTATGAATGTAAGTACTTATTTGAACACGGAGTTCTCGAACATCCTTCTCTTTATTTCAACGATAACATTTTAGGCAAATTCTTCACAAGAGACTTTGCTCCCCAAGACTAGGTTCATATCTTGAACCCTATGGTAAATGAATTATTAGTTAATTTAGTAAATGGTGTTTTAGGAACCGGAAAACGTACCGCAAGAGGTAATCAATCCTATTCTTGCCCGTTTTGCCACCATCATAAACCCAAATTAGAAGTTAATTTTACTGAAAATAAAGAAGGAATCAATCAATGGGCTTGTTGGGCTTGTGGTAAGAAAGGTAAAACCATAAGAAGTTTATTTAAACAAGTACAAGTTGATGCTGGTTATTTCCAAGAATTAAGTAAATTAGTTAAAAATGTTTCTCGTGATGATATAGGTGAAATAAAACATTCTATACTTGAATTACCTAAAGAATTTAAAACATTTTTTAACAATAAAGATATTATAGCAAAACATGCTTTTGCTTATCTTAAAAATAGAGATATTACCAAACAAGATATCCTTAAATATAATATAGGATACTGTGATTCAGGTCAATATGCTAAAATGATAGTTATACCCTCATACGATGCTAACGGTAAATTAAATTATTACACCGCGAGATCATTCGAGAAAGATCCTTACACCAAATACCGCAACCCTGAAACGTCTCGCGATATTATACCGTTTGAGTTGTTTATTAATTGGGATTTACCAATTATATTATGTGAGGGTCCTTTTGATGCTATGGCTATAAAACGAAACGCTGTACCATTATTTGGTAAAAATATACAATCTAGTTTAATGAAAAAACTAGTAGAATCTAAAGTACAAAAAATATACATTGCATTGGATAACGATGCTGTTAAACAAGCACTTAAATTTTGTGAACAATTATTAGACGTTGGTAAAGAAATTTATTTGGTTGAATTACAAGGGAAAGACCCAAGTGAAATGGGATTTGAACATTTCACAAAACTAATTCAAAATACACTTCCATTAACACAGTATAAGTTGATGGAGAAAAAATTGTCTATAATATGAAAAAACGAAATGTAAAAGTAGTCAATAATCGTATCCTTGAAATTTCGGAAGATGCTAAACAAATAACTCTTCCAGATTCTAGATACTACAGACGAAATGGAGAATATTACCCTTCAATCACTCATGTTTTAAGTTGTTATCCAAAAGGTAAACATTTTGAAGAATGGTTAAAAAACATGGGCCGCTCAGCTGACTATATTGTTAGAAAAGCTGGTGAAGATGGAACCAAAGTACATGAAATGATTGAAGAGTATTTAGAGGGTAAAGAAATGAACTTTTTAAATACAGCTGGTTACCCACAATATGATCCAACAATTTGGCAAATGTTTTTACGCTTTGTTGATTTCTGGGAAACCCATAAACCTGAATTAATTGACCAAGAAATCCATCTATATTCAGATACACTTAAAGTAGCAGGTACAACAGATTTAGTTTGTAGAATTGGTAATGATTTATGGATTATTGATCATAAAACATCAAATCATATTCAAACAACATATGAATTACAAGCAGCAGTTTATGCTCATTGTTATGCAGAATGTTTTGGTGTAGTACCTGATAAAACTGGTATCTTGTGGTTAAAATCAAACAAACGTAAAGCATCTAAAGATAAAATGCAAGGTAAAGGATGGGAAATGATTTTACCATCTCGCACACAAGAGGAAAATATTGAAATCTTTAAAACAGTAAAACGTTTATTTGATTTAGAAAATCCAAATGAAGCCCCTGTATTTACAGAATTTAAAACGAGCGTTAGGAAAGAGGCGTAATATGTATAATTATGATAAGTTTAGTTCAATTGTTAAAGGAAGTACAAGATAGTCCCAAAGCTATATTTTTAGCTGGTCCTGCAGGAAGCGGTAAGTCTTATATATCCTCTCAACTTATCCCTAATTCATTCACAGTTATCAATTCAGATGACACATATGAAGAATTGTTAAAAGCAAGTGGGATTGGTTTAAAACAAAAGGATTTTACCCCTGATCAATTATCTCAAGCATCTAAATTACAAGCCCAAGCTAGAAAAACAACACAAGATAAGTTTATTAAATCAGTAGAAAATAAAAATAATATTGTTATTGATGGAACTGGTGCTGCATCTGGACCTGTTTTAAAGAAAAAACAACAACTAGAAGATTTAGGGTATGAAACATTGATGTTAATGATCTATGTTTCTCCCTTAACTTCACTTGAACGTAATCAAGAACGTGAACGAAGTTTAATGCCCGGAATTGTATTACGTACTTGGAGAGATGTAAATAAAAATATTGAAACATATAAACAAGCATTTGGTAATAATTTTATTTTATTAAATAATAATCCAAAAGACGCTAAACACGAATTTAATATTGATTTACTTGAACCATATATCAAATCATCTTCAGCTATAGGTAAACCTAAATCACCTGAAGACCAAGCAAAATCAGATGCTGATAAAGCTCAATTAAATAAAGATATTGAATCTATGGTTAATAAATTACCTGAATTCGATACTTTAGATACTGCCAAAAATAAAATCAATGAATTCGTTAGTTAAATCGCTTATACAACCATTATTGGAAGCAAACCAAGGTGGTATTGCTTTAGTACCTGGTGGTTTTAAACCGCCTACTATGGGTCACTTTTATTTGGTTGACCAAGTAGCAAAACATTCTGAAGTAAACAAAGTAATTGTTCTTATAGGACATAAAACTAGAGATGGTGTAACTAAAGAAGAAAGTAAAGCAATATGGGATATTTACAAAAAATATCTCCCTTCAAATGTTGAAATCCAAATAGCAGACAATGCATCCCCAATTTCAGACGTTGGTTCATTGATTAAAAATAATCCGGACACAATGTTTTATCCTGTAGTAGGAATAAGAGGTGAAATGGATTTAGGTGATTTGAAACGTTTTGATAGTATGAAGGGGAAATATGATAACTTCAAATCCATTGTTATCAAATCGGAAGGTGAAGATCGTATTAGTGGTACAAATACACGTGCTGCATTGATTGGAGGGGATAAAGACCGATTCCAAAAATATCTTCCTACTGAAATTTCGGATGAAGAAAAAGATAAAATTTGGTCTATTTTAACTAAAACACCTATCCAAGAATTCGTTACACAATCAGAATTAAATGATGTAGAAAAAATAGCGGATGAATGGTTTGAAGATTATGGTATTGATGTTCAATTTACTAAACACTTTATAGAACGAGTAAACGATGAACGTAATGGAAAACCTATATCTGCTGAAGAACTAGAAGATCTATTCACTCAAACAGCAGAAAAATATGGAGAAAAATTAGCTAATCTCCCAGATGATTATCAAGCGGTATTATTTAAATTACGTAATGATATCAACTTACCATTTGCTCTAAATTACGATGATAAAAATGATGAGATGGATTTGGTTGCTAAAACAGTAATGCGTAAGAAAAATTTTCAAACATCCAATCCAAAATTAGCTCTAGAGGAAATAATGTATGCTGAACCAAGTGAAAATTTTTATCCTATAGTAATGAAATCACTTACAGAATATATGTTAGATAAAGGTATGAATATACGTCCTTTACCTAAAGTAAAATTTGTAGATGATGATACTGAAAATGCTAAAAGTTTCTTAGGTAAAACAGCGTATTATGACCCGAATAACCGCGTTATAGTACTTTATACTATGGATCGTCATCCAAAGGATGTTATGCGTTCATTCGCACATGAAATGGTTCACCATATGCAAAATCTAGAGGATAGATTAGGTAATATTCAAACACAAGATACAAACGAGGATGGGGATTTACCTGAAATCGAAAGAGAAGCATATGAAAAAGGAAATATGACTTTTCGTAATTGGACAGATACATTAACTGAAGGTGTACTTGGAGACAGAATCGAATGTGATAATTGTGATTGGAGTTGGCCAATAAAAGATGGTGGAGATGATTTATATGTTTGTCATAAGTGTGGGCATGATAATACTCCTAAACAATTGAATGAAGGTCGTTACGATAAAATTACAAATGATATATCTTCTGCTATTTTTAATCAATGGAAACAAGATTATGAAAATGAAGTAGATGCCTCTAGATACAATCAAACATTTGAAACAGATGATCTATCAATAGATGTAGATGCCAATATTTCATTCATCCCAGGACTAGGAAAACTTAGTATAGATGGTGGAGCAGATGCTGAAACAGGATATCTTGAAGTAAGATTTGAAGTAGACCCTGAAAAATTACCTGGTTTTTGGAGTGAAATCTCTATGAATCTAAAAGATGTTGTTCGTCATGAAATTGAACATTTAACACATGGTGAGGGATATAATGAAAACCCTGGTAAATTAATGTCTGATGATCAATTCATAAGAGATATGATAGATGCGGATATGCTTCCTAAAGCGGCTTATTTTAAACTTGAAAAAGAAATAGATGCTAATTTGCAAGGAATGTATTTACGTGCTAAAAAAGAAAAACGTCCATTTGGAGATGTTATAGATACTTATTTAGATGCTCAAGATATTACATCTGAAGAGAAAAAAGAAATACTAGATATTTGGAGAGGCAGATTAAAGGCATTAAATTTACCCAAATTTTAATATGAAAAAAACACCAAATCTTCTAGATTTATACGAGGCAATTAAACCCAAATATATCCTTTTTTGTGATATGGATGGTGTATTGGTTGACTTTGATAAAGGTTATGAAGACTTAACAGGCAAACATACGAAACACGTTGACTTACAAGACAAAAATGAATTTTGGAGTTTATTAGCTCGTAGTTTAAAAGAAAAAGGCTTAACAGAATATGATTATTGGGTAAACCTAGAATGGATGCCTGATGGAAAAACACTTTGGAATTATATTAAAGGATATAACCCATATATTTTAACAGCTCCATCAATGGATCCTGGTTCTAAACAAGGAAAAATAGAATGGGTTACTCGTTTGGATGGTATGAAAAAATTATACTTTAAACCAGCTAAATTCAAAGCTGAATATTCAGGGAAAAATCGTATACTTATAGACGATAGAGCTGATACCGTTGAAAGATGGAGAGCTAATGGTGGTATAGGTATCTTACATACTTCATCAGAAGATACAATTAATCAACTTAAACAACTAGGACTATAATGTCAGATTCAGTTTTAAAAAAACAATTCCAAAAAAGAGACGTTGAACGTTTACGTAACCTGGTAGCAGGTAAATACGGTAATCGTACCACTATGGGAATTGGTTATAATGGTGAAGTTCAAGAAGAACATAAAGAAGGTGATATTTGGACATACCAAGGTAGAACTTGGACCATTAAAGATGGTATTAAAGAAAATGTTACTAAACTAGATAAATTCAAAAAAGTAGCAGTCCCATTATTTTGCCCAAATTGCAAACAGGTAATGGATAAACAATTAGATCCATTTTACTATAAATCATATGGTGAATGTTTAGATTGTAGAACAGTTACTGAAACCCAAATGAAAATTAATGGTACTTGGGAAGATTATACTAATAAAACATTTAATGATGAAATAGATCATCAAATACAAGAATATAAAAGTTATTTTGAAAGTGTTCTTTCCGATGGTAACGAAGGATACGTTTCTGAAAGTGGTGAAGTACAAAAATGGGTTGGCGGAATAGATAAAGAGCGTGCTAGTAATGCTCTAGAAGAAATTGTAAAACATTTAAATTCACTTAAAAAATGATAACTGTTGTTACTACCGTAATGGTAGCACTTATAACCGCTATAATTGGTCCTATTATAGTAAATTGGGCTCGATTAAAAATGGAGAAAAAATCTGATAAAACCCCAATGCGTGAGGCACTTGATGCCTCTTCTATAATAGATGGACAACTTGAAAATATCTTCTCAGAACTTGAATGTGATAGAGTATGGATAGCTCAATTCCATAATGGAGGCCATTTTTATCCTACAGGAAAATCAATCCAGAAATTCTCTATATTCTATGAGAAATCTACTCCAAATTTACCTCCATTATTACATACATTTCAAAACATACCTGTATCTTTATTCCCTAGAGTATTATCTAAAGTATATCAAGATCAAGAAATAGCAGTTGAGGATGTTTCTACAGCTGAAGATACTTATGGTTTAGAATATATGACTACTCAATTCGGAACTAAATCGATGTGTGCGGTAGGTTTATATAGTTTAGATAACCATTTGATAGGTGTATTAAATATATCATTTAAAGAATCTCATAGAATCACTAGAGATGAATGGATTCTTATTAGACAGAAAGCAGGAGTTATAGGAACATTACTTTCTGAATATTTATACGCAACAAACACTAAGAAAAAATAATTAATATTTATAATAAAATGGCAGATAATTTTGACCTTAAAAAATTCTTGAAAGAAAGCAAAGTCTTAGAAAATAGATACTACAAAGATGCTGAAGCAGATGATGCAGAGCAT